TAGAACTGGTCCCAAAAGAACGTGTCCCAATTGATCGAAGCGAGCGCGATCACAGCGTTCTGCGCCGGCGTTGGCGTAATGTCCGTGTTCGCCCAAGCGAGGTCGAAGGACATGAGATATTCGAGGTAGCCATCGCCCTTCACTTCCATGACTGCCTTGCGGAAGTGCTTGCGCATGCGCGGCGACTTGAACGCCGCGAATGCGAGGTTCATGTACGAAATGATCTGGCCACCGTCGAAGTTCGGGCCGCGCTCCAACTGGTAGACGTAGCCGTCATCAGAGCCGGCGTAAATCACTTCGTCGTTGTTGGCACGCTTGAGCGACGCGATGCAGCGCAGCGCGATGTTCAGGTTCACCACCGTCAGGCCAATGATCTTTCCGTTCAGGAACGTGGCATAGATGCCATAGCCATCCGAGAAGTAGATTCGATACTGGCTCTTCGCGCGCACGATGCAACTCGACACCACGCGCGAGTGCTCATTGACCACGAACGGGTTAATCGCCTGTGAGAGGGACGACATCAAGAAGTTGCCGTATGCGCCCGTGACCGCCAGATTCACCAGCCCGAGGTCCGACAGGTAGTACGGCTGATCCACCACCTGCACGCTGTCGCGCACCGCGCCGGACGTAGGCGAGTGCGTGGCCAGCGAGAAGTCTGCATTGCTGGAGCCATAGACCACGAACGTTTTGCTGTTCGTCGTCACCAGCATCGCATCGGTCGAAGTCGAAGAGCCCGCCGTTGCGCTGCCGCCGGTGTAGGAACGCAACGCCGTAATGTCGTCGCCCAGCGCCATTTCACCAGCGCCAACAACCGCGCTCCACGTGTATGGGTCGCCAATGGCCGAGTGCTGCAAACTGGCCGCGAACGAGAGCCAGAGGAAATTCTTGTGAAACTCGATGTGCTGGGGCACGTCGCTCGCCATGCCGGTGCTGATCTGCGTGAAGGTCGTACCGTCCCACGAGAACGCCTTGTTCGTCGCATCGCAGCCGAACATCTTCATCATCGCGGACGTGCCGCCGAAGTTCGCGTTCACGAATTCATACTTGCCACCGGGCAACAGCGTGGGCGTCGTCACCGTCACCCAACCGGCGATAGTCGATTTCCACATGACTGCGGCCGTACCGCCCACGTTGTTGCGGAAGGCGTAGACCACATCCATGTACATCCACACGCCCAAGACCGGGCCGGAACCCGGCACGCGCTGGATGTCGGCGCGGTAGATGTCGGCGGCCGCCTTCACCCACTGCGCATTGGCTTTCGCATTCGGCGCGCCGTTACGCGCTTCTGCGGCCGAGACATGCCCGACCACGCTCGCGCCGACTTTGATGTCCTCACCGGCGACAGCGAATGTCCCGGTCAGCTTCGTGATCGCGACGAACGTCGTTCCGGGAATCGTGGTCGTGTCGATCAGACACACGACACCGCTCGCGGCCGAGGTCGCGCCAGTGATGGTCTGCCCCACCGAGAGCATGCCGGTGAGCGTCGCGACGAACGACCAGTAGGTTTGCGCGGACGGGCTGGGGCGGCCGTCGAAGCGCTCATAGCCGTGGATGCGCGAGTATCCGCCCAGCACGTTGCACTCAAAGTTCAGCCCATCGCGCAGCGCGCCGGGGTCGATCATCAACGCGGGGGAAATCAGATCGAGCCCGCCCTTCAGCAGAAACGATTCGGTCTGCGTCGGCGGCATTTTCGGGATCGACGCGGCCATTAGAAGCCCCCATCGATCGTGATTGCCGGCAGTTGCGAGACTTCCAGCATCGTGCGCAGATGCGAGCCTTCGTTCACCGCGCGTTGATAAACTTCCGTGGCCGCGTCGTAGCCGGCGAACTTCTTCATCGCCTCGTACACCACGAGCTTGTGGAACTGCACCGGCATGGCCGGCGTGTCCGTGTCCGCCACGAGCTGCACCGGATCGGTCCAGTATTCACCGCTCACCGTGTAGACATCATCCGGCAGCGGCCCCAGCCAGATCGAGTCATCCGCGTCGAGCGCGAAGCGCTGCGGGCGCATCGCCGTCTGCTGGCCACGGATGTACGCTTCGCGGAAATCATCCCACGGCAGCGGATCGAAAATCATCTGGTCCGACAGGCCGAAGGTCGGGTTGTAAATCCAGAAGCTGTTTTGCTTCCACATGTCGAGATTGGCCACGCCCATCTCAGCGAGGGAATACTGCTGCTTGTTGGCTTGCGTGTTGAACGTGAACTTGGCGCGCAGGAATTTCCATTCTTGGCGGGACACTTGAATTTCGTTCCAGGCGTCCGCGATCCAGTTTTTCAGGCGCAGCATTTCGCCGTTCACGCTCTGAACCGTCACCAGCGGGGAGCCCGAGGCACCGCACTCCACGCGCAGGTTTTCAACCAGTTGAACAAAATTCATGCGCGCCTCGTTTTATGCGGGTTGCTGGATGATCCGGGCCAACCACGCGCGGCCGTTCGGGTTCGCATCGCGCTCAATCGAGAACGGATAGGCGAGCGCTGTACGCGGCACTTGGATGATCGAACCGGGGTCGGACGGGTCCGAGAGCGACTGTCGGTATTTCGTTTCCTTCGCGCGGGCGAGGGCTTCGACATACTTGCGCTTGACCGGCGTAGGCACGCCGCGCACGATCGGCTGATTGATGCCGTTGACACCGACCACGATGACCGGGAGGTCCTCGTCGCTGACCGATTCAGCAATGACGATCGTGACAACTTCATTCATGAAGGCTTCGAGCGCCAGCGCATCATTCGAGATGTTTGCGCCTGTCACCTCTTCGACTTCGATGACACCGGGCGAAGCGTGCGCGTCGCGAATCTCGCCCAGCGTGAGAGGCTTATCGCCTTCGATCAGTACGCTGTCCGAGTCGATCGCGCCGCGCGCTTGCGACGGAGTGGGTTTGTTCATGCTTCTCTCCAGAGATGTTATGCGCGCCCCAAAAAGAACGGCCGCCCCGAAGGACGGCCGTTTAAACCAGACCCCCGAGGGGGCCAGGACTGGATTGAGGCGCTTCTACTGCTTTGGCTTACGCCGTGATCGGCGCAGTCGGCAGAGCCAACACGTCGCGGAACGTGTAGGTCATGCCCGTCACGCCCGACAGGTTGTTGGTGCCGAGCGTCCACGTGCCCACCAGCGTGCCGCCCGCTTGCGCGAACAGGTAGCCGATTGCCGTCTTGCCGTCTGCGAGCAACGGGAACTGAGCAGCGGCAGCGCCGCCGAGCAGATCGATGTTGCTCACGATCGGGCCTTGCGCGACCGACACGGCGCCGGCCGAGTCGAGGGCGAACACGAACGTGCACGCTTGATTCGCGGAGAGCGCCTTGAACGCGACGCCCGTGTTGCCGTCCGTGGTCGGCGTTGCAGCGTTGGTCGCAGCGGCCTTGCGGAAAATCTGCCCGTTGATTGCGAAGTCCGTCTGGTTCGCAACCGAATAGGTCGTCGTCGTGCCAGCGGCGAGGCCCGCCTTGCTCAGTGCGATATTGCCGCCACCGAATTGGCCAGTGAGATTCAGGCTCATGTCTGTTCCTTTATACGTTGGTGTTCAGAGTGCCCACCGTGGCCGCGTTCGCGACGCCGGACGTACCAGCGCCGGTCGTGATGCCGCCGTGCGTGTGGGTGTTCAATGCCGTCTTCAACGCTTGCACGTCCACGAGCAGGGAATTGAGCAGCGCCAGAATCTGGCGCTGCGTCCCTGCATCGAGTCCGGACGCGTTGATACGTTGACCGATGCTTTCTGCTGCCATGGTTTTCTCCTGCCCGGCCTAAGCCGGGCATTCAGGATTACAGAGCGGTTACGCCAACTTCGAGGCGCGCCATCCAGTTCTCATTGAGACGAACAGATGCGGTCCAGAAATTTGCTCCGCAGTAACCAAACTGGCCCAGCGGGTTCGCGTGGTTCGTGTCGGACGCCTTAAGAATCGTCGGCTTGATCGCGCCCTGCCCCTTAAGGCTCACGCTCGCCCACGCGTCCTGGCCCATCAGAATGCAGGGGTAAACGTCCACGTTCGAACCGCCGACCGAGTAGCAGCCGTTGAGCGTGGCCGAGCCCGCAGCCGCGAACGGTGCGAGCAGCGGCGACGTGACGAAACGGAAGCGCTCGCACGAACCGATTTCGCGTTCGTGAACCGGCTTCTGCTGCGCGTACTCAGCCACCTTCACGAAACCCGGCAGGTTACGCACGTCCGATTCCGCGTCCGTGTGCAGGAACACGATGTATGCGCTTTCGACCGGCGCCGTACCGAAGTTCGGGCCGCTGGCCAGCTTCGACGTGTTGGCCTTGGCGCGGTTGTTTTCCAGCGAACGCGCTGCCTTGCGGAGCATGTTCAGGCTGATCGGGGTGTTCACAGCCGAACGCGAAGCGCCGTTCGAATAGATCACCGAGGTGCCGGCCTTGATGACACCGTAGCGGATCAGCTCGCTCACTTCAGCGAGCGTCTCGCCGGTGAGGGTCGCCATGTCGGCCGGGATGTCGTCCTCGTACATCATTTCAGCCTTCGAGCTGAACTTGAACAGTACGCCGTACTGTTGCAGCGTCACGGACACGTCCGTGTAGCTGATGGTGTTGCTGTTCGGCGTCTGGCCTTCAGCCAGCACGAAGCTGTTCGCCACGATACCCGGCGTGCCGTTCGACTGCATGTTGAACGGGTTCAGGCGGCGGAACACGATCGTGTCCGTCTTGTTCTTCGGCTGTTCCTTCTGCGTACCGAAGGTGCCGAGAACGATGATCGGTTCGGCGTGCTTGAGCATTTGCTGTTCAGCACGGATCAGGTTCCGCGAGGGTGCGGTGGAGTAACCTTGCATCGTCATGATTTCTTCCCCTTCTTGGGTTTGGCCGGTTTGGCCATTGCTTGTCTGATGAGCGGTACAGCCTTGGTCGCTACCGCCCGTGAGGGCGACGTACCTACGGCGTTACCGCTATTGCGTCCGGGACTCGTCCCGTATCCTTGCGTGGCCATTGCTGGCTCCTAGCGACGATCGAGCAATGCCGGGTTCTTCGCGTAGAAGTCCCACAGCTCTTGCTGCGTCATGTCTGCCGTCGATTTAACGGGTTCGGTCGCGGCGGCCCCACGGGCTACCGTTGCCGCATCCGCGAGGCGTTGCTTGCGACTTGCTGCGATCTTCGAAGGGTCAGGTGCTTGCGCGACTTGGGCCTTGAACGAATCGAGCAATTCGATCGCATCCTCTGCGACGGTGCTGTCAGCGAGCGCTTTCACTTCCGGCGGTGCATTGGCCAGCCACGTGGCGAATTCAGCGGTGTTGACCGTCTGTTTCCATCCACGGTGAGCAATGCCCACAAGCCTTCCTTCAGTCTCAGCGGCAATCTCAGCCTTCAATTCGTTGCGAATCTTCGGCCCGAGCTGTGCCGTCAGCTCTTCCTGAATGCGGCTCCGCAACCCTTCGACGTCCGGCTGGGCATTACTGCCAAGGCGTTCTTCGAGGGCTTCTGCCCATTCGGGAAAATCCTCTTTGAGCTGGTCCCACTTTTCCGTGCTCTTGTGCGCGGCAGCGACCGCTGCGGCTGTCGGCGCTTCCTTGACTTGCGTAGCGGCGGCTTTCGCGGCGGCCAGCTCGTCACGGGTACGCTTCAGCTCAGAAGTCAGTCCACCGATATGGCCTTCCGTTTTCCGGAGCCGGTCGGCCAATGCGGCTTGATCTTCCAACTGCTTGCGAATTGCAGGGTGCAGTCCCTCGTACGGGTCTGCGGCCGGCGTAGAAACCGGAGTGGGGTCAGGCTTTGCAACTTCAGCTTCCGGTGCAGGCGTGGTGCTCGCGGCGTCGGCGCTATCGGCCGAGGCGGCAAGTTCCTCGTTCCACAGGTCTTCCGCTGTCTGTTGCTGGGTATTTGCGTCTGCGTTGCCGGTCATGGTGCTGCGCTCCAGTCATAAAAAAGCCCGCTCTATGGCGGGCCAGATTTCAGGCGATCGGGGTTTCAGTCCAGTGAATCGGTGCCGTAACCCGGATCGTCTCTTTCGACTTGCGTAACCTGGAAAGGCAAGGCAAGTAAATCTTTGAGGGCGCTGATCTCGCCCCGCAACGTGGCCGTTGCGAGAGCGTCAAGCGCCTTGTCATTCTTTTCGCGGCACGCGGAAAGCCTCTCTTGCAGATAGGCATTCACCGCGCGCCATGTCAGCGATGTCGGATCGATCTTCATAGTTCGTGCGTGCGCCGGTGACTGGTGATCCAGTAACCCATCTCGAATACGTTCGTGGGTTCGACGTTCTGGCCTTGGGTGTTCATGACGAAGTTTTGCAGCGTCACCGCCATAAATCCGCCCGGTACATAGAACTGCCCGAGTCCTGCGAAGGTCGCGCCCTGAAGCGTCACCGCGAACGTGCCGCTGTAGATCAGCTTCGCGACCACGCTCGTTTGGGCTATGCCGAGCGCGATCGGCAGCGAGCCGGAGAAAATCTCCTGCGTCGGCATCGCGCTCGCGGCCGGCGCCAGCGTCGTGGCCAGCGCCCCGCTGATTTCCTTGCCGCCCGCGCCCGCGAACGTGACGCCTTGCAGCGTCGGCGCCATCGTGCCGCTGTTCGTCACCGCGCCCGCGCCGTTG